GGATTTTGACATCGTAGGATTAGTTCTCATCTCAACCTTGCCGAAACCAAGATGCCCAATTACCTCTTGTGTTGTCCAAGCGTGAGTGTTGGTAAACGTGTTGTCGTCGTTACCGCAAACAATGGTGAAGTACCTCTGACACGCAGCCAACTCATCGCCAAACGACCGATGCTCGAAAGGCGTGGCCTGTTCGCCAAACTCAAGCTGGACGCCTGTGATGTCTAGTGTCCACGCATCTGTGGAAGTGTCATCCGTCGGTTGTCGGAATTGAAGCCAAAAACAACTGTCAGTATCTACAATAGTTTTCCCGGAAATACTTGCCACATCTAAAGTAAAGATAAACCGCTGCCAAGAAGAAGTAAGAACAAAGTCGTTGGTAATATTGACGTTTGCAGAACCGCCGGTTCCAAAAAATTGCCGTGCTTCTAACTCAAGATGACCCCCTGCCGGATTAGTGCCTTTTGCGTAAAAACTTACAGTATGCTTACCTTGTACTCTTGTGACATCCTCTATCTTTTGTCTAATAGCAGCGTTATTATCGCCAGTTGTGGCATTCAACCTGAAAAAGTATCTAAACCGTGATGGAATATCTGTTTGACCCGCAGTTAGTTCTTGTCGGGATAGCACTATTGTGCCACCAGAAGCGTTGTGACTCCATCTATCTGCTGATGCGTATCCAGCACCTGTCTCAGTAGTAGAAGTGCTACGCTGCCAAACTTGCATCGCACCGTTGATGACGAGGTTTTTGTTCGAGTTGAAAACCTCGTCCGCAATGTCGGCGGTCTTAACCTTGGTGTCAGTCCCCAGCAGGTTTGCAAGATTACGGGCGTTACTCATCTGTTACTCCGGCTTCTCTGGCCACACCACTGTGTCCAGTGAGTTGTACTGAGTTGTGATGTCCCTGAGTGCTTGACGGTAGTCACCCCGTGCGCCAGAGAACTCTGCCTGAAGGTCCGTAGAAGCCCACCAGTCAGTCTCTGCTAGTCTCCTGTTCCGCTCGGCGCGTAGCAGCTTCAGCGGCTCGGCAGCATCAAGCTCGGCCTTCTTCGCAGAGACTGTGGTCCACGACACACCCCAGTTGTCAGGGTTGTCGGATTCGATTGCGGTGCCGTTCTCGTCCTCACCCTTGATGGCGCGGAACATTTCCAAGAACTCTGCCTCTGTTGTCGGCTCACCACGAAGCACCCACTGTTCGTCAGGGATAAGGGCGGTGATTGCGTCTGCTACTGTTGCCATTATGCGGAAACCCTGTAACCAAAGAAGTGGGTGTGGTAGCCAGAGTCAAAATTACCTGTAGTCCTGTCTGAGCCTGTAGCTTGATAGGTTGAACATCTTAAATTGTCCCCAGCACTGATTTCATACAGCGTGGTACATGTCATCTGGTCATAATACTCTGCGTATTGATACATGCTTTCAATGCCTTCGGAGTTTCCGCTGCCGTTTAGATGAATTTTCAGGTTTGTGTTTCCATCCACAGATGTGCTTATTCTAGCTCTAGACGTAAGCGCATAGATTCCTGCCGCTGCCGAACCGGCGGTCAAAATTCCAGTTGAAGTGTCCAGAGTCCAATCGTGCAAGAAAAAATTTGCATTGTAGACAATAACAGTTTGAGTATTGGTTGATAATGTCTGGTTGTCAGAGCGGTAGACATGAAAGCACGGAACTTTGCCATTTGCGATTAATGGCCGACCACCGCTATCAATCGAAAGCGCAGTGTTTCCGTTAGAAGGGGCTTGGATTTCGGAGACCTTCAGTATGCTGGTCATTGGGCAATCTCCATAACAGTAATCCTTGACCCACCAGTTTGTTGATTTACACGAGCTGTACCAGTAAATGCGAACTGTTTTACTTGAATTTTATAAGTAATAGCACTTGTAGTATTTGGTGAATCCAATTTAGTTAAAGCAACTATGCCCGATGCATTATCTTGAAAGCCTAGAGCTTTTTGCGCTTCTACAATTTGAGTTGAATCTCTCACAACATTTACACCAATAATTCCAGTTCCATTAACGTAACAATGGACATTTGTAATTACATACATTTTACTAGATGCAGACTTTGGAGTTATTGTTATGGACAAACCTAAATCAGTGTAGCTTGTAGATGAAACATCTGTTTGTACATCATATGTTTCTTCAACAACTTGAATCACATGCCCCGGTATCTGAACCCCGTTGCCGCTGGTCTTCTCGTTGATGGTGTCTACGAATAGTGTACTCATGTTCCACCACATTTCAGCATATTGATTTGCGTTCAAAGGAATTAAAACAGTCCCGTTTATCTGCGTGTCGTTATAAATGATTCCATCATGCCGAAATCCAAATGTGTAATACTCTGAACTTCCATTTACTCTAACTTCTGAATAACAATAACCACCGGTCACTGTGTCAGTGGTCCAGTTTAAATTAGTAGTAAATGAATAAAGGCCATTTACGGGCGCAATAAATCTTGAGTTTGTTGTGTCAAAATTATTAGTGTTATCAAATAATTCAGTTCCTAGAGTTACTTTTGTCCACACTGAATCCGTAGTATTTTGCGTACCTGTGCTGTATGCGTAAAAAGCCGGAACTTTTTTAGGTACGAAAATACCCGTCCCATTTGGAGTAACAGTAATGCTACCATCTGTTGCGGTAGCCGTTATCTGGTCTACATTTAGAATCGAAGCCATACGCGCCTCACAGGATTGTCAGATTGCCACCGCTGGCAATCGTTACTGTTACGCCATCAGCAATCGTAAGTGGCCCGATGCCAAGGGCATTCTTTGTGGCAGCAATGGTGGTGTTCTCGCTGATAGTCTGGTTGCTGGTGCGGAACCCTGCCGTGTCTACCGTGGTGTTCGTGGTCTGAAACTGCGGTGCTGTAATCTCCCCCGCAAACGTGCCGCCAGATGCTTTGGAGACCGTGTCCGTCACGGTGAACGCGCGGTAGGCCCGAATGACGAGTTCATCACTCGCCGCAGCCCCAGTCCCAAGTGTTATTGTGTCACCGTTGCTGGCCGTGAAGTCTGAACTGTCGAGGTGTACGCCGTTGAGGTAGACATCCACATCGTTGCCTGAGAAGGCCAGAATAGCGCCGTTGGCATCGGCTCCGGTGAACGCTGTCTGGTTTGCGGTCGCAGTGTACTTGAACAACTGCATGGCAAAGCTGGTCGGCTGGTCTACAGCGCGACCAAAGAAACGCACCTGAATGATGTCGCCGTTGGCCGGTGCCGCCGAGAAGGTCAGCGTGTTGCCCTGTGCGGTGTACGCCTTGTTTAAACCCGGTTCCTGAACGATGTTGCCGATAATGACGAGGATAGCCTCGCCCGACACGACGTTCTGCCCCAACGTAAAAGAGACGGTCGAACCGTCTCCTGTGAAAGTCTGGAATGTTATGTCCCCGACGTTGGGGTCTACGCCGATATACCATTAACTCGCACGGTGTGACCCGGCTGAACATAGCCAACAAGTTTGAATTTTACATTGCTAGTGTTAGTAACATCTATCAAACAACTATCGTGAACACCCATGTAGTCATTAGTATTGCTAATCGACTGAATACATATTGCTGAATTGTTGTAGGCGCTATTGTCCGTCGTTACTTTCAAATAAACTTCAAAGAAAGCCATGGTATCGCCAGAGGTCAGCCGCCCATACACATTAGCATCAACCCTATAAATTCCAGTTGAGGGAAAGGTAAACACTCCGCTGGCTTGCGTCATGTTAGAACCATAAGAAGGATACGAATCTGTGTCCTGTGCTTCCCACGCGCCGGTAAAATCGATGTTACTACCACCGGCAAAAGTCTGTATCTGAGTGGTGCGCCACTGTTGGGCAAACGTGATACCGTTCTTAAAGTCGCTAAACATTTGACTGCTGGTAATCGTGTTGTCCGTGATGGACTTGGCTACAATTTTACTGAGCGGCATCCGCGTCTACCTGTGCTTGGACCTGTGCGGCAGTTTGCACGACGCCCAAGTCAAATGCTTGAGTTACCTGTGCGTCCTTGCCCACGGCCAGCGCAATGTCGTTTGCATTGCAATGCTCCACAAGCAGGGCGATGATTTCATCTGCTGCAATACGCGCACGATTTGTGACAGCATTGTCAGCCCAATCCTGCACTGAGACCGCAGCGTATTCCATCGCTTTGTTCTCGGTGTCGGTGAGTGAGACTGTGATGTCCGGCATTATATTTCTCCTGTTGGTTAGCCGAGCAAGTAAAAGTTGAGGCAACTGTGACGACCATTAGATGTGCCGTAGAGAGAACCGCCGCTGCCATTATGAAACTTGAGAGTGTCATTGGCTGAGCAGTTGACTATCGCCATGCCCCCAACTTGGTTGTGGAAGCCGCCAGAAGCAGAATTGTAGGGAACTAAGCCTTGGTAGTCTGCATTGTTCCGCTTCAGTTGAATGTCCAGTGTGTAGTTAGAACCGCTATTACCCATAGCGAAGATGCTGACCAAATAGCGTCCACCTACAGGGCAGGTGAATACGCCTGTACTCGAATTGTAGTGGTTGCCTACGTTGTGGTGGACATGACCGGCGACAATGGTTGAGCCGCTGGCCTGACTCGCAGAAAGACCAGCCGATGCTCCGGGCTGAGAGGGCATGGTACCACGGCCTGATGCGTCAATGCGCAATCCAGTTACATTGTCATGTCGTCTTATTTCAATAGAATCGTCAGCAGCATTATATGTAACAGCACCCATTACATTATCGTTAGCATCACCAAACTGAATACTGGAATACCCACCAGAAGTTGAAGTAACCATAATAGAAGTATCAGCATCACCAACAACATGAAGTTCTTGACTAGGCAAAATCGTGTTCACGCCCACACGATTGTTCGCCGCATCGACAAACAGCGTGTTGGTGTCTACAGTCAGGTCGCCGGTAAACGTGCCGTTAGTTCCGGAGACCGCACCACTAAACGTCCCCGTAGTCGCCGACAGCGCCTGATTGGCATCATGCTCCAGCCGGGTGGTGACCTCGGCCAGCCCACGGTAGATGACATAGATGTTGCCGGTTCCGGACGGCGGTGCCTCGTCAAATGTCAGCGTCGTGCCAGATGCAGTGTACGACTTGCCAGAACCCGGCTCCTGCTGGACGTTCTCGACAAAGACCTCCAACTCCTCTCCAGTGTTCACGGCGCGGTTCAGTGTAAACACGGTCGCCGAACCAGTGCCGTTGAAGCTCTGGCTCGTTGTCTTCGTCAGTGTCTTGTTGGGTTGTGCGCCGAGGTATGCCATGTCTAACTCACCTATCCCAGATAAACCATTTGGCATTTCGTGTGGTTTGTGCCGCCGTAAATGTCTGCGTAACAACTAAAATCAATATAGTCATTTGCACTCAAATTTAGCGTCGTTGCCTGACCAATAGTTTCATCAAGCCGTCCGCTTAAATTCACAAACTCCAATTGATACTCTTGGTAGTTAGTGCCATTAATCCTCATATTAACGCCATGTGATGATGCGTTATTAGCCCAAATATAAAATGTTGGCGTTAACAAATATAATCCGGCTACAGGAACTGTTATTCGACCATTGGAACTGTCCCAAGTGATGTCTTTGCTGTCTTCAACATCCCAGTTTGTGTAGATTTCAGTAGTTCCATGAACCGTGGCTTCTGACGCAAGATTTCCCTTCAGCCTAATGAAAGGACGCTCTGACGTTCTGATTCGGCCGGACGAATCAATCGTCATAGCGGTGGTCCCGCCGTTGTTCTGTATGGTGTCTACCTTGATGATTCCGGTCATTGTGCAATCTCCGTCAAGATGACCGTCGAGCAAGTAGTGGCCTCGTGAACATTGTTGTTGTTCCCGTAGTTGCCATCGCGGTTGATGTATGCAGTGGCGTTGCTTTCCTCTTGACCCACCAGTTTGTAGGTAAGTTGACTTGTAGAATTAGGAGCGTCCATGACAACGATTGATGTGCCTTGTCCATGGTTCTGGTCAGTTGTCACTCTAAAGATACGGTGGGTAGCGCGCGGCCTGTTACCGTTGGCGTTGCCGATGCCAATTTCTGTATCCCCGCGACTCGCAAAAAATGCGTAGGTGTTCCCTGTGTAAAAAGCAAAGATACCTATATGAAACTCTACCTTGATGATGGAGTTGGCATAGCGCGGTGTAATCACATGCGAAAGACCAGTGTCTTTCTTAGTTGCACTGTTACTAATAGTAATGGCGTCCTTGTATTCACGGTACTGCACCTGAACTACAGACCCGGGAATATGGACATGGCCCGACGAATTAATTGTAATCGCGTCGGTGCCATTCGTATGCTGTATTGTCTGTACGCCGATTTCGGATGCCATTACTTCACCTATGTTCCGTGTATTAACACGCCCCAAAAGACGGACGGCACACTGGTTGAGTCGTGGATGGTTGCTGCATTCTCATGTGCAAAAGTAACATCGACATAATCAGTCGAACCGTTCATTTGAATCATTGCTGTAGGAATGGGGATACTACCATTGCTGAAAATATCATTAGAACCGCTACCACTGTTAAACTGAACCATGCCTTGACCTACGCCGTTTCTTCGTATCTTAGCATTTACATATTGGCCCGCTGATACCGCAAAACGTATACCCCCGCCGAAAAGATAAAACCCCGCTACTTGAGGCGTGTACCTGTGGTTAGTAGAATCCCAATAACTACCAGTATCTAATGTTACAAACTCCCACTGAACCACTACGGCGCTGTCTGCTGTACCAGATTGGTCCATGTCTGTTGCACCGACTTGAAACGCCACTGTACGCTTTGGCACCATTAGACCCGTGCCATTCGGTTGAATGCTCAGATTGCCGTTGGTCGTCTTCGACCGGATTTCATCAACTAGAATACGACTAGACAATGGTCAGCACTCCGTTAATCGTGATTGTCGCGGACACGGTAATCGGACCGAAGCACCCAGCGTTCTCTGTCGATGCAATCGTCAGGTTCGTGTCGATGCTGGTGGCGTTAGTGCGGAACGGGTTTGCCGCCGTGCTGGCCTGCATGTCCTCGTTCTTCAGCTTGCCGTCACCAATCTGGTTCGTGTCTACAGTCGAAAGAGCCATCAGGTAATCTCCAGCACCGATACAACAACATCAGCAGCAGACGCCTGACTTGCCGTCACCCGCAGGATGTCACTCGCGTTCATCACAATCTTCTGGTCACCGCCGACAGCCACCAGCGACGAGCCTACCGGGACGATGGCGTCCTTCACGATGTGTACGTTGTCACCGTCATTGTTGATTAGCTGGACCGAAACAGTGATGGAGACCGCTAAGATGTTGGCCACGTTCAGGCCAATGATGGTGGTCTCTGTGGCAGAGGGGCATGTGTAAACGTCCGCGTTGGCAGTTCCTACGCCCGTGTCCGTAAATGTCTTAAAAGCGTTTGCCATTGCTTACCCCAGTGCGATTGCAAAGGCCAAGGCGTTGGGGTCACTCTCAGTGAAGCCCTGTGCATTGCCCGATGCGTCTTGGAAAATCATCTTCTCAGCCGGGAGAGTGCAGAACAAAGTCCTCGTTCCAGCGCCCCAGCTAACTGCGTTGTCGCTGTTAGAAGACTGAAGAATGGTGGTTCTAGCCAACGTCGTCCCCGACGCCGTGTAGGTTCCGATGCCGACCTCAAAGTCCGTCCCGTCCGTGCAAGCATAGTAAGTTGTGTTGCCATTGCCGACCGAGGAGAACGCCTCAAACCCAGTGACCGCACCGGCGAGGGTGTATGTTCCGGTGCCTGTCGTGGTCGAGGTCTCTTTAACACGGTCCCTTAGAACCAGAGCCATTACTTCAACTCAATAGTCAGGTTCGTCGCGTTGATGCGGAAGATGTCACCCGTAGCAATCTGCTTCGATGCATCCAGTGCGCCGACAAACAGGATGTTGCCTGAGGAGGATGCGTCAGCGATGAACGCATGAGTGATGGTCTGAGTGGTGCCGGTGGATGCCGGGAACTCAATGTTGTTTGTGTTCGTCACCGTCTGCTGGTCTGTCGAAGAAGATGCCAGCGTCCAGTTGGCGGCAGTCACTTGCTGACGCGCGTAGGAACCAAAGGCGGCTTCCGTGAGAGACCCTGC